GGTGGAAAGGTCCAAGCTTGCGAGCCAGGCGACACGACTTTTTATCAACTCGCTCGAGTAATTCCTAATGCTAATCAAACGAGTGCCAGCGCTGGAGACCAGATTAAGGTCTTGTTCGTTGGACCCACCACGCTCAACACTTAAGAGGTGAACAATGGCCAGCTCATATTCTAATCTCCATCCCGTAGACCAGATCTTAACCAGCCTTGTCGTTGAGGCGGTCCCTAGTGATGATCAGCTCATTGCTGATAAGATCTGTGAAAACATCACCATCCCTGAGCGCTCTGGGACTCTTCTTCTTGAAGAGACTCGCAACTTCATGGGCGCTGGAGCAGGGCTTGACCTCGAGCGCGCTCCAGGTTCATCACGAACTTCAATCGGTGGATTCGACCGCTCATCACAAACCTTCAAGGCCAAGATCTATGGCGCTCAGGACTCCATCGCGATGGAGGACATTCTTGACTCTCAATATCCGGGGAGTGAGGAGCAGCGCATCGCTCGCAAGGTTGCACGAGTGATGAAGCTCGCAAGAGAGAAGCGCTTCGCTGATGTCCTCTTTGACTCAACAGCGTTCGCCACCTCAACACCGGGTATTAAATTTGATGCCGCTGGTGCTGAGCCGCTCACCTTCCTTCATGAGCTTAAGGATACTGTCTTTGCTGCTGCTCATGGGATCAACCCAGACAGCCTCATCTTTGGGCGCGATGTTTTCCGACAGTTAGCGCGTAACCCAGAGATTAGAGGTTATGTGGGGTCAACCTCCAGCGGGCTCGCAAGTGGCAACCGCATTCTTAATGATGAGGCTGTTCTCTCTGTGCTTCGTGATGTGCTTGGAATTCCAAATGTTTACGTTGGCCAAGCTCGCCAAGATACCGCGGTCCCCGGCGCGACTAGCTCAGAGTCTTATATCTGGAATGGCGAGAGTATCTTCATGGGGATCCTCAAGGGCTCTGATGCAATCGTCCAGAAGAGCGGCAACGTTAAGGGTATGCCTGTGGCAGCGCTCAACTTCCAGTTTGGAAGCATGGTGGCCGGTCAATATGACAGCCTCGATAAGACACGCCGCTATGTATACGCTGAAGAAGTCCACGCGGTCCAAGCGATTGACTCAACGCTTGGTCACGTTGTTACCGACTGCTTGACCTGATTCATGTTGATGCTCAGTGAGTGTACATGTGGAGCTGCTCAGCCCACATTATTATCAGAGGATGCTGACCGTAAAGCCATAGATGATCTGTCCCGACAGGTCAAAGGGCGGCGGGGGCCTCTGGCTCAACTCACTCGAGCTAAACGAGATCAGCTTATTGCTGAGGTATCGGCTGAGCGGTCGTTTGAAAAAGCGATGGGCTCAGCGCGGCGCGATCTCCTTGATTTAATGGAGCTCGCTCTTTCCTCTCAAGACCCTCAACTCTTGCTTCAGCTCGATGATCAGCAACTCATGGATTTCATCATGAGAGGCGGCATGGGGTTAGCTGTTGATGAGTTCGTTGAGAGTCAGGAGAGGATCAGAGAGGCGGCGTTGAGAGGGCTTCAAACCATTGAGCCCAATCTTGACCTCAACTCAATTCCAGAGCTTGACACCATCCAAGCTCAAATCACTTCTCAGGTCTTCGAGGATGTTATTCTCCCAGACACCAAGAAGGCGGTGAGGAGCGCTCTCACCTCAATCTCAGTGGGCGTCCCAGCTGAGATTATCATGAGTGATCTAAACTTAGTTCTCACTCGAAGCACAGGGCGCCAGCTCACAGAGGTCAAGACAGCGATCTCACAATATGGGCGTTCAATCTCAGCGGCTGCAGCTGTGGCCGCTGAGCTCGATCATTATTTATACACTGGACCACAGGACGGGATCACCAGACCCTTTTGCAAACCTCTGGTTAACAAGGTGGTGACCAGTGCTCAAATGAGTCAGCTGAACAATGGGCAGGGTCTCCCAGTGATCACCAGCGGCGGCGGTTATAACTGCCGGCACAGCTGGAGCCCAGTGACCGCTTCATTCATTGACTCCGCTGGGCTCGATGTCGCGAAGTCGGCAGATATCAGGAAGGCCAACCAAGGAGGCAAGCGATGAGGAAGACACCCACCGGTCAAGTGATTCATTTTATTTGGAATCCACGGTCACCCTACACAGGCAACGCTACACTCACCGTTGACTTCAGGACCCCCTTCTCAAGTGTGCTGACTCAACAGAGATCAGATGTGAGCGTGACCTCAATCGCCACAGACAGGAGAACGCTGACGCTCTCTGCTCCCGTCGCTGTTGCGCTCGAGCGTGATGAGGTCAGAGCGTTCCTGACTACCACCAGAGATACTTGGTACTCAGTCAAGGTCAGCAGGTTGGGAGGTTCAACCGCTGTTCTTGCTGAGCCGCTACCAAGAGAGCTCGATCTCACTTCAGCCGCTACGCTTAACTTTGCTTCAGCGGCTGTTGATATTCCAGCGGTCAACGCGGTCACCGGGCTCTATCCTTACAAGATCGCCTATGAGTCAGATGCCGGCTCAAACGTCGTTGAGTGTGGAATTCTGAAGGTAACGCCGCGCCCCTTTGACACAGGGCTGAATCATGATCAGCTCGTTGATCGTTTCCCCCAGTTAGCTGACATGGTCCCAAGGCGTCAAAGCGATCTCTTACCACAAATCAGCGCGGCGCTTGATGAGATGATCTTAGCGATTCGTGATCATGTCGTTGCTGATGGCGTGACTGAGGATGAGGTCTTCAACCAAGGCTCATTCATGAGCGCTCACGCCTATTGCACGGCGGCGCTCGTGTATGAGTCAGCTCTTCAGCTTGATGTCGCTGAGCAGATGAGGGCGAGGTGTCAGGAGCTGCTTGAGGTCGCTCTCAGGTCAGTGACTCTTGACCTTGATGGTGATGGGGTTATTGATGAGGGAGAGATTGACCTTAGACGCACCGGCGGCAGCTCAACCGACTTCAGAGCGAGCTGGCGCGGCTACGTCAAGAGCGCCAATGATTCGCGGTTCACACCCACGCGAGGGATGAGGCACTGATGGCGGCGAAGATTAAACTAAACTTGCCGCGCTCACTGTGGACCGCTCAAGACTCTCTGAAGTTGGCGCTGAATACTTTGGCATCAATTAAGCTCAGGACAAGCAAAGGGCTGGATGCAAGCGGCAAGCCTTTCAAGCCTTACAGCACCACTCCGATTTATGTGGCGAAGCGAGGAGCGAGGCTCAAGCCAAAGGGGGGCCGGCCCAGTCGAACAGGCAAAAGCATTTATTATGAGGGCGGCTATAAACAGTACAAGCACCAGAGCCGGCGGCGAGATAAAAGCGCAGAGAGCGCAGAGGTTGACTTGGTTTTGAGCGGCAACATGATGAATAACTTGGTGGTCAAGAGAGTCACCAACACAGGCTTTACAATTGGCCTCACCAAGCATGCTCAATATGGATTCGCGGTCAATGAGACTCGTGAGTTTATCGGGCTAAGCCCTGATGACGTTGAAGTTTTGGTTGAGGCTGTTGAGGCCGAGTTGAGGCGCAAGCTATGAGCCAAGGAATCGCGGCAGCTCTCACTCACTTGGAGAGCATGATCATGGACGTGACCCCAAAGCGAGACGTGCATCATGGGTTTGTTGCTCTGGCTCGAGGAGATGGCAGCACACCACCATTAACTCAGCGGTCGAACTCAACACGCTTCTTTACTCTGGATATCTCTGGCTTTGTTGAGGACGATGGCGCGGCCGGCCTCTCAGGCCGCAGACGCTCAACCATTAATCTCAATGTGCGCTATGACATCCCAAGAGACGCGCTGTATTTACAGCGTATGATTTCAGAGGACGCTGAGAGTTTACTCGTGAAGCTCAAGGGCCCAGAGTATGACCTGGTTAATACTGGTATTGTCTCAGTGATTCCAGCAGCGCCAATCTTAACGCCGGTTGACGCGGTCAATGATACCGGCGCCTTTATCCTGACCCTTCCTTTTGTCCTGTTATATTTGGAGGCCTAATAATGACAGTAACTCATCGATCAATAAGCGTGGCTAAAGAGAACAGCTTTGGGTCACTCAGCAGCTCCACCGGTCTTCCTGATAATTCAGGGCTCACCTATACATCAATCCCGTGTGAGCGTGACCCTATCATTATCCCTGGTGAGGTGGTCGCCTCAGAGCGGAATGACGCTCGAGACGGTTCTTACTTTGTGCCACCAGAGCCGGACACAGTGTGGAGCGGCGGCAGTCGCGTGAGAAGGCGCACTGGTCAAGTAGTGGTCAGGGTCGACCTCACCACAATTGGCACCAGTACTGACACTTACGCTTCCAACTATCTGGGACATCTCTTAGGCGCTGGCCTTAAGAATCAGCTTCCCTCTATTGTTGACGGTGACGCGGCGAGCGCTATCACTAGCGTTAACCAGTTCACCCCAACCACGCCTTATGCAGTCGCTGACACTGGCTGCTTGATTGGCGCTGAGCTCAATGGGCGCGCTGAATATTCAGCGATCACTGATAATGATGTTGGTGGTGATGTTACGGTTTCACCGGCCTTCAGCGCTGGCTTCACTGGAACGCCCACGCTCTATTCATTGGCGACTTGGTACGTTCCATCAAGGAACGACACAGGGACCAAAGACCACTCACTGAGCTTCAGAGTTGATGGCGTCAATTATCGCTCTTACGCTTATGGCTGTGTGCTCGAGAGTCTTTCGATCTCGCTCGACAATGGCCGGCTTATGGGAGAGTTCACTTATCAGGCGGCGCTCATCCAAGACGACCACGCCAGCGCAGTTGGACCAATCGAGCCCGTCTATAACGCGGGTTCCCCTCCATTCTTCAGGGGCTCATATGTCGTGATCTCTGATGGCTCACCGGCAAGCCTTTCAAATGGCACAGTCGGAGAGACTCAAGGGCGAATCGCGCTGGACTGTGAAGACTTCACGTTGACGCTCACCAACACTCTCACACCACTGGGACACTCAAACAGCATCCTAGCAATGAGCGGTATGGATATTAGTGACGTATCGGTTGAGCTGAGTCTCACTCTCTCAACGGTGAATACGACAATCGCTAACGATTATTTTAACCGCACCGTTCGCCAAGTCATCGTTGGTACTGGCCCAATTGCTGATGGCAAGGGTTGTGCGCTCATGATCCCGGCGGCTCAGCTCACCAATGACCCAAGCGTTTATGACGTGAGCGGTAACGATATCGTCAGGCAACAGCTCACCTATCAACAGAGCCGCTATGCTGGAGACTTCACAACAGCTGCCTATGAGAGCAACGCTGGAAACTCACCGTTTAGATTAGGGCTTGGTGTCTGATGTTGCGCTTTCTCACTGATTCATCTCAGACCATTGAAGTGGTGGCGACCTGTGACCCAGAGGTGTTATGTGATGAGACATCGAGGCAACTCTATCTTGACTCGGGTGACATCGAGACGCTTGAGTCAGTCGGTGAGGATGCAACCTGCTTCACGCTCAAGGCGCTCTCACCAAGTGAGAGGGAACAAGCTGAGGTCAGGGCTGGAGCTCTTCGGCGGTCAGAGCTTGGCCGGCTCCTCTGGTCTGAAGCCCCAAGTGATTCAGCTGAGCGAGCGCGATGGCACCATGAGCTCTCTGATGATGAGCGTGAGGCTATGGCTGGATACCAAGCTTACTTATCTAGAGTCTATCTTGAAATGATTCGAGGCGCTCTCGTTCACATTGATGGCGAGGCGGCGAGCGTTGAGCAGCTCGCCATGATTCGGCCAGAAAGTCACAGAGTTCAAGTCATCTCCGAGTTGGTCCTCCACATTCAGAGAATCAGTCTGCTAGGTATTGAGGGAAAATAGCGCTTGCGGCTTCGGTGTGGCTTGGTCACTCTCGAGGCCGCGCTTGGAGTT